GATGAGTTTGTTTCTGCATGATACGACAAAGTTTTTCGTGTGATTCTATTCTCTCTAATGCAGTATTTTTAGGCATTGCTACCTTTGTGTTCATTGCAAAAATAAGAAACGTATAATTTTTCTTTATTAAACTTTTCTATATTTTCATTAGTAACTTTAATAGTTGCTATTGCACCAGCTTTAGTACAATCAGTCCAAGTTTTAAATTCTATTGGTGATACAGATGGAGTATTACACATACCTGTTATTGCTGAGCAAATAGTGTAAGCTAATATAAATTTCATTAGCCTTTAGGTATATCCGATTTAACTTTAGCGATAGCATCTTCCCAGTTAGTAGTACCATTAACCTTATCCCAGTATTGCATATCTAGCTGATCTTGAATTGATGGATAAGCAATTGCTCTATCTCTTTGATATTGGTTAGCATCATACTCTGCTTGTAACTCTACCATTTTAGCTTCTATGTCAGCTTTAGGTATTGGTGTCGTTTCGTTAAACCAAGTTATTTGGTTAATGTCATTTGCGTTAACACTAAATTTAGCATTTGGATTTATTTTCAATATTGCTTTTTCAATCATTATCCACTTATCTCCATAGCTGTTATTGTTGAAATGCCTTGTTCAGCATTTGTATCAGTTGTTGAATAATCAGAAGCTCTGTTTATATATCCTGCTGAACCTGTATTGGGACCATTATTAAATGTTATTTTATATGTTATAGATGAGGTTGTACTTGGACTATCTAATACTTCCATTGTTGCTGTATTTAACTCATATATATTTCTATGAGAGCCACCAGAATGTGTAACAGTTTGATTGCCTGTCATTCCTGTAGGTGGAGATATAATAGAATAAGACCCCCCATTAATACTTCTTTCAATTTGACAATGACTATCATTACCCCAATGATTAACTCTAAAACTAACTAAAATTTTATTTGATGATGAAGAAGGTGTTAAAGTAACATTTAATCCAGTTATATCTGCTCTAACTGTACTATGAGAATAAGTTTGAGTATCTGTTTTAGTAGCACTCACAACTTGCAAAACCTTACCACCTACACCAGTTGGTAGAGCTGTTATGCTTGATAATGTATTATTGTTTGGTTTAATTATTGCCATCTATACTCCTTAACACATTAATGAACATGGAACGATAAACGAACCATCATCATAAGTTTCAATTTTTGTTGTTGATAATACTTTTGCAAAACTGCTAGATTTAATATTTTCATCTGATTGTACTTTTGCAGTTCCGTCTCCATTTGATTGTAGTAAATCTCCTTTAGCAACTGTTTCTCCAGATTTAATTCTAACCACAAATGAACCAACTGAAGCAACAATTATATCATTAATTCCATCATCATTGCCAAAATCCCAATGACTAAAAACACCATAAACATTTTTAGCATCTGTTGTGTCAGATACTTTTGATTTCATGTGTTTTATGTCAGCTTCTCTAACTATTGTTGCTTGATAATCTGTTCCATTATGATTGTATGTAATTACATCTCCAACAGATTGACTGCCAGTTAATACATGAGGAATTTTTTGAGGATCAGTTATATCATTACCATCATCATCTTGTGTAATTACGTCAAACTCTAAATTATACCAATCAACCATTTCATCTAAAGTTTCTAAAACAGTTCCTTTTAAAATAGTAGGTTTTGAGTTATCTGCTAATCTTGTCCAGTGAGTTCCAGTAAAACCATTGTATGATACTGTTGTTCCACTTACTGATATGTTTCCTTCAGTAGAGTTTGCTTGTTTAAAATATATTAAAACTCCATCGTCAGCTTGTCTGTTTATAAGATTATAACCACTAGCATTTAAAATATTAATTAATGCACCATTAGGTGTAGTCTGTATTCCAGTAACGGTATCTGAAGTTGAATTTTTTGAAAACATTACATTTCCATCATCATCTAAAAATAATTGATTTGCAATTGCACTTCCGCCATTTAAAGCTCTTAATTCTAAATCAACATCATTTGAGCCATTACTAATAGAAGTTATTTTTGCAACACCGCTACTTGAAGTAAGCATAACTCCATGTGCTGTACCCATAGCATTTGCTGATGTTACATGATCGCCAGAAAATACTGCTGCACCTCTTGTATCTAATTTTTCTTTTGGATCTGTAGTACCAATACCAATTTTTTCAGCATCAGTAATTGTCATAGCTGTTGCATCAGCACTTGATGAAATACCAGCTACTCCAGCAGTAGCAAAAGTATTATCTCCTCTTAAAAAAGTTGTAGCATCTTTAGTTCCTGTTGCTGAAAGTTTAGCAAGTGAAACTGTTCCATCTGTCGGAACTCCAGCAGATAAGGAATTACCAAATACAATTATAAAATCTATAACATCTCCTGTTACAAGGTTTGATGCAAATGTAAGTGTTGATCCACTTACTGTAAAAGAACTTGTTGGAGATTGTATGGTTCCATTCAATGAAACTAAAAATTGATTGACTGTAGCATAATCTGTAAAGTTTACACTATTGTTTTGCATAGTGTAAGCAGCTTGACCATTAACTACACTAATAGCATCTAGCTTAACAAAGTTTCCTATAACTGGCTGACGACCTAAATATGCCATTACTCTCCTCCTCCATTATCTATTACTGTTCCACCATCTGCTATCCATTCTTGAATTGCTTGGTAATCTTTGTTTGCTTCGTTATTTGGAACAAACCAAGTTTCACTATTTGTGATTACTTTAAAACAAAATTTATTTGTTTCTCCTTCAAGATATATTTTTTCTACACTACTAATCATAATTATAACTCCGCATCTATTTTAAGATTAGCACTTGTTGCATTATCCAATCTTAATACAAGGCTATGTCCAGATGTAAAAGGAGTTCCACTATCTGCTGTTAAATTTACTGTAATATTACTTGGATTAAATGTTGAATTTGCATTATCTTGTACACTAACAAATGAAACATCTTGTGCACCACCAACAATATTTGCTTGTAAACCAGCTTCAGAAACACTTGGATAAGCTCTTAAAGGAACTGGAACATCTATACTAATTTTAAGAGTAGATGAACTGGTTGCTAAACCAGAAGCTACAAGACCAGTTTCATCAGATGATATTCCATTTACAGCATAACAATATCTTTGACATCTCTGTAAATTCACATCAACAGGCAAGAACTCAAAATCAGATGCTGATGTTCCAGCTTCTAATTGTACGCCTGTAATGTACCATTCGTTAGCTGTGTTATCTGCAAGGTTGACTTGACCTACTGCTCTGTTTGCAGTTGTTGAAGCTGTCCAAGTTGTAGATAATGTTCCAGAAGTATAATCGCTTCCAGCAAGTAAATAAAAATGAACTCCAAAACAACTTGTGTTATTGTTTGTTAGTGTTCCTGTAGTATCTCCAGCATAAGTTATAGTTTTCTTTTCCCAAGTTGATGCTGATGAAATTGTATAAGATTGTGAAATTTGTCTATTATTTACTAAATCATAAAGTTCACAAATATAAGTTCCAGTTTTATTTGATTTAACCCAAAATGATAAAGTTGTACTTTCTGCACTTGATGTTCCTTTTTTTAAATATTGGAGATTTTGACCTTCAATTAATTGTCTAAATCTATAATTATCTCCAGAACCAGGAGAAGCATCAGCAGTAGTACAATCAAATTTTACAGAGGTTGCAAAACCTTGACCAGTTGGAACATCAGTTGATTGCGACATAGTAAATTCAGAACTATTATCTCCACCTTCAAAAAAATTAAATCTATCAACAGTATGGTAGCCACTATCTCCGTTTCCTATTCCAGTAACAGAAGTCGATCTTTGAGCTAAATCCATTGAGCCATTAATTATTATATTCCTAAAATTTACTGCGTCTGAAAATCCTGCTGCTGGTATTTTTGTTATTGCCATTATTCAGTCTCCTTTGGATTATCAATTTTAATTTGTTGTATTCTAGCTTTCCAACTATCTAAGCCATCATCATAAATTTCTTCTAGTTGGTTTTCCCAACTTCCATATAATTTTTTTCTAGTAGCAATTATTTGTTGGTTGTTCTCATAAGTTTGTGCTTGTGTTTCTAATGCGTCTAACTGTGCGTCAGTTGGTTTAGCAATATCTAAATTCCATTCTTTGATGTATGCACCTTGACCATTACTGTCATCTTGTAGAATTACATCAGAAGTAAAATCTACTTCTGCATTTACATATTGTCTTATTTTATTACTTAAACTTGCCATAATTTATCCTAAGTTAATTTAAATCCTTGAAAAAAAGTTATACCTGTTCCACCATTTACTTCTAAATTACCACCAGCAGAATGATTTACATAAACCTCTATATAATCAGAAGCACTTAAATTCATCACTGTTGTAAATTCATAAGATTGATATTGACTATCTCCAGAAATATAATTATGAACATTTGACATTCTATCTTCTTTAGAACCATTTTTATAAAATGAATATTCCAAATGCAAAATATCAGCAGCATTTCTTATTCTATTAACAAAATTTAAAAAATATTTTCCACTTTTGCCACTTGGAACAGTAAATTTACTATCTGCAAAAGCACTATCTGTATCAAAATCTTCTGTATCGAATGTAATTTTTACATCTGTACTTTGAGCAACAGCTTGATTAGTTGTTTTTCTTGCTCTAAATGATGGAGTGTTAGTCATGTTACTAGCAAGTGTTATTGTCTTACTAGATAAATCTAAAGAAGATGCTAACTGGCTTGTTCCAACACTAGCGTTTGGTGGATTTACAGTTTGAACAGCTTTACCTAAATACACACAGTACATATCATCTGATGATGATGTAGCACTTGTTAGTGTCAAGCTAGTTCCAGATGCAGTATATGCAGCAGTCGGTTCTTGCCTTACAAAATTTATAAATAATGCTAATTCATTTTGATTAGAAACTGGATGATCTAAAGTGTACGAAGTAGTTGCACTTGTAGTGAAATCTTGTTTTTGAAAAGCACTGTATGCTTCTGCTGGTATGTTACCAATATAAGCCAAATGTATTCTCCTATGTACTTATGGAATCAACAACAGAAAGTATTACATCAACTGCACTACCTGTTGAAGCTAATGCTTCTACAGAATCACCAGATTGTAAAACTACTTTTGATCCTCCATCAATTAATTCTAATGATCCACCAGCAGGTATTGGTGCGTCTTTAATTAAATAATAACTTGTGCTACTATTTTTTACTGTAGCATCTACAGTTACAGATGATGTAGATTTGTTTGCAAATCTCATACCAATAATTGCATCATCACTATTTGCTGCAGCTCTTACTTCAGTTGCAGATGTACCTATGCTAGTTTTTAATACTCTTTCAAAATCTTGTGCCATGTATACTCCTTATTATAAAGCTATCGCCATTGCAACAGCAAATCCATTACTTGCTAAACCCGTTGAATCTATAGCAGCTACCTGCCAAGATGAACCATTATATACTTTTAATACATTTGATGTTGTATTGAAATATAAATCTCCTGCAGATAAAGCATCTCCATCATTATCTACTGTAGGATCACTAGATTTAGCTCCTAAATATGTATCGTCAAAATTATCAGCTGCGGCTTCGGCAGCGGCTTGAGCTGCTTGAGCAGCAGTTTTAGCTGTATCGGAAGCAGTAGCACTTGTTGCAGCATTAGTCGCTGAAGTAGCTGCTTCACTAGCTTTAGTGGTAGCAGTTGTTGCACTAGATGCAGCATTGGTAGCTGATGTAGCGGCTTCTGATGCTTTTGTTGTAGCAGTTGATGCAGAACTTGTAGCTGATGTAGCTGAAGAAGCGGCATTGGTTGCAGACGTACTTGCAGCACTAGCTTGTGATGTTGCTGTTGTAGCTGAACTAGCAGCACTCGTTGCTGATGATGCAGCATTTGTTTCTGAAGTCGAAGCATTCGATGCTGATGTTGATGCTTCACTAGCTTTCGTAGAAGCGGTTGTTGCAGATGAAGCTGCGGCAGTTGCTGAGTTAGCACTTGCAGTGGCAGATGTAGCTGCATTTGTTTCTGATGTTGCAGCGGCAGTAGCACTAGCAGCGGCAGCTGTTGCTGAAGAACTTGCTGTTGCAGCGTCAACAATTAAATCCCATTTAGCTGAATCTGTATTACTTGTTAATGGTTGTGAACCAGAAGATGTATGAGCTGTGTTAGCCATAAAGATATTATTAGTCGAAGTATCTTTAACTAAATCTCTAACTTGATATGCAGTAGAAGCACCCCAGTTACCTTTAAAGGTTCCAAGTTCTTGCGTTACTGAAATTTCTCCAGAGCTGTCAAATGCTAAAATTTTATTAGCTCTATCTGTTGCACCTACAGTAAACTCTGTAGATGTCATAGTGTTTGTTCTTGATAATTTTATTGATCTATTAAGTTCCTCTTGAACCTGTTGAGTAGTCATGGTTGCACGATCCAAACCCTCTTCATGTGATTCCGCAGGGAATGGATCATTAGCGATATAATCTATCGCTTGAGTTTGCGGAACTTCTCTAATGATCACAACTGTTTCACCAGACGCTGGAGTATTACCAGATGTGAAAGTTATTGAACCTCCACTAGCATCTCCTGCACCTGCTACTGTATAGTGAGTAGTTAAAGTTTTAACAGTTTCAGTTCCTGTTGATGATCTAATAATTACAATTAAATCTGAGTCCGCAAATATTTTAAAACCATAAGCAAATTGGGTTGTACTCCCATTACCAGAGTAGGAATTCTTTACTGTAGTTGAAGATACTGTCATGTTTATTCTCTATATATTATTCTTATTAATCATCAAGTACCATTATTAGGTTCATAATACAATATTTTTAGTGCTTCTTTAGCCATTTTAATACTCATAAAAACCATATCATCTATTATCTGTTGTTTTTGATCTGGGTCTGCATTTTTCATATTAAATGCTTTTCTAACATATTCGTTATGTTGATCTATAATAGTTTTATATCTTTCTAAAACTGCTATGTTTTTATCTACTAATTTTTTTCTTACCGCAAGTTTAGCTGCTTCTTTAAAATCTCCATCCTTTTTAAGTTTGTCAATAGTTGGTTTATATTTTTTATATTTATTATATTCTTCATAAAAATCAGTAATAAACTCTGATTGCATACTTGGATCTCTTAAATTAAAAGCTCTCAATCCTGGTATTTTAGTTAAAGAATCTGTTGGTCTTATAGGATCATCTATTACACCAGTTTCAATTAATGCTTTATCTAATGCCATCATAAAATAATTACCTAATCCACCTGTCCAACCTCTTATATAATTATCAATAACGATAGGTGATGGAGCATTATGATCACCAATCATTGCTGCTAAAGTTCTTGATAACAGTTTAGATGTTTCAGTTGTGTATGGATTAAATTGATATGGTCCTAATAGTTGTCTATCCATGTAGTCTGGAACTAATGGTTTACCTCTGAATATACTATAATTAGTTTTTTGTTCTACAGGTGGAACTAATATTGTTGGTAAAGGATTTAAGTTTCTTAACTGTGTACTAACAAATTCTGTAGTAAATCTTGTTAAATCATTTTTTGCATTAGCTTCATTACCATACCAATAATCTAAAAATTGCTCCATACCAGTTCCAAATACAACTCCAAGATCAAAAGGTTTTGGTATTCTATAAGGTGTATCTCCTACAACAACTACCCAATAATTATCTTTAACCCATTGTGGTTGTCTTTGATAAATTTCATTATCTCTATTTGCAAACCAAAAATATACTGAAGGCATAATTATTCCTGCTGTAATTGCTGCTATTGCTCTACCAGGTCTTTGTGTTAAACCATCATAAATTTTTACATAACCTTGAACTCTTGCATTATAAAAAGCAGATACAGCATTAACTCCTTTCATATATGCACCCATTTTTGCGTAGTCTATTGTAATATCTCTTGATTCAAATCCAGCTCTTTCTATTTGTTCTCTACCTTTTAATCCTTCTTTACCAGCTTTTTTATATGCTTTTTGAAACTCTCCTAATCTAGTTATATTTTCGCCAATCTCTGATAATGTTCTTAATATTTCTATAGGATTAAAAACTTTATTTCTTATTTGTTGTCCATTTAACATTTCAAATGCACCTTTATCTTTAACCATTCTATCTAAAGAAATAAGAGTTGATTGCATACCACCAGATTTTTCCCAATCTTGCATGATTTTTTTAGCTTTTTTACTTACACCTGTCTTACCAAGAAGCATTGTTAAACCTCCTTCTAAAGAACTCCATACAGGTATAAATCCACTTTTACTAAATACAGGTGCAAGAACTGTATCTCTTCCAATATTTGAAAATACAAAGTCTGGTGATGTAGTAGCACCTGCACGAAGAAGTCTAGCAGGAGTTCCAATAGCTTTAATAATAACTCCTATTTCTTGAGGATTAAATTCTGATAAAGAATCTGCTAGTTCTTTACCAACATCCCAAACTTCAAACTTACCATTACGATATACTGTAACTGAAGAACCATCTGGTTTTACAAATGATTTTCTAAATACTTTAAAGTTTTCAATAGCAACATCATTAATAGCAGATGGATCATCTAATACTTTTTCTAATTCTTTTCTTTCTATCTTTGTTTGTTTTGTTTCTATTTTTTTATTAATGTCAGGAAATGAAGATTTGTTTTTTTCCACAAAATCAAAAAATTTAATTAAAGCATTATTTCTTTCAGCAAGTTTTACAATTTTAAAAGTGTTAGAGTATATAGTTTCAATAGGATCAAATACACTAAGCTCTTTATCACCTTTAACTCTTTTAAATGGATTTGATACTCCACCATACTTAGAAGGTTTTTCGCCTTTTACAGTTTCTAAAACTCTTGCAAATGGAACATAACTTTTATTAGCTTCTACCATTGCATCAAATGCTTGTTTATCTATTAATTTTAAATCTCTTGCATATTCAAGAAGCTGTCTATTATAAATATCTATTTCTTTTGCAATAGGATCATATTTATTTTTTAAAATTTGTATTGTTTCTTTAGCTGCTTTTGAATCAAAAGGATGTTCAAAACCTCTTCTGTCATATTCTAAAGCTCTTCTTGCAATAAGGTAAGCATTAAATTCTGCATATTGTTTTCTAATTCCTTTTTCATTTAATTTTTTATTACCTTCAAATTTTAATGGTTCTAATACTTGTTTTAAAGGTTTACCTTTATTTTCAAGATTAATTGTTTGAGTTGCTCTATCAATAAAAGAACCTCCTCTATTTGTCATACCAACTAATATTCTAAATTGCTCATAAACATTTAATTGACCTTTAGTATTTTTTGTACTTTCAACTCTTTGTACTAATCTTAATATAGGATGTAATCTATCTATAAATAATCTTGTTAAAGTATTCTTAACATCTGTTACATCTTTTGGTTTTTCAAATTTAGTTTTAGATAATATTAATTTAACAGCTTCAGGAAATTCTAAACCTTCTAAAAATTTTTCATCAAGTTTTATTTTTTTACCTGTAATATCTTCTACTGTTCTTTTAATAGCTCTAGGTATTTCTAAATTTTTACTTGCCAAATCTTGCTTAACAGATTTATCTAACTTATAGTCTGCAGCTAAATCAACTGCATCACGATTAGTTTTTTTAATGATGTTAGGAATTTTTTTAGCTCCTTTTTCTCCTAAACCAAATGCACCAAATAAAATAACAGAATCTATTAATTGATCCTTGCTTGGTAATTCTCTTTCTATAATTGCACCAGATCCCTCAAAACCTGCAACTCTTCCTATTAACTGTGGTAAAAATTTATTACTTATTCCACCAAGTTTTGCAGCAGCAGTAAGTTGAGTTCCTTCTTTTAATCCTGCTTTTATTCCTTCGTTTCTAAATATTTCCCAAAAGTTATTCCAATTTGCAACTTGACCCTTCTCTCTCATTTCTAAATATGTTTCTCTAATACTTCCTACAACAAGTCCAGATGTAAAAACACTTGCATTAGGTGAACGAGTAGCAAATAAACTTAAACCACCTGTACTTAAATATAGAGGTAAATCTTTTGCTATTCTTGAAGCATTAGTTAAATTTCTTTCAAGAAAACCTGTGTCTTGAAAATCAACATTAAAATATTTACCATCTTCTTTTGTACCATCTATATTAGGTATTCCATGAGCTTCTTGTATTAAATCAACAACCCCTGTATTCCAACCAGCTTTTATTCTTTCTGTAACATTATCTAATTTTTTACCTACAGCAGCTTCTAATAAAGATGAGTCATCTGGATTTTCTTTTTGTATAGTTTCTATCTCATCATAGTCTTTAATTCTTGAATAACCTATGTCTTTTTCATAAATTTTTTCTATTGATTTTGTATCAACAGGCTCAAAACCAAAATCTTTTGCAATCTCTTCAGCAGTAAAACCACCTTGTGTTAATTGCTCTACTTTTTCTTGTTTCCAGTTATTTATTTCAACTTGACTAAAACCACCTTTTTCAAGTTGTTGTACTTGTGTTTGTAAATCTGCCATTACTATTCACTTATTCTTTTTAAATACTCTGAAGGAGTTTCATCTGGTTTTCTTTTTATAGATTCATCAACTTCTTTTTTTTCAACATTGTCCATCATGTTTTTAAATATTTTATTTTTATCTGATTGATATTGTATAAAATCTTTACCAATAAAATTTCTATTTTTATAATCTAATAATTCTAATGGTGATCTTCCTTCACCAATACCTTTTATATATAATGAAAACATATCATCTCTAAATCTTTTTAAATCATTATTATAACTTGTAGGATCAAGTATTTTAATTACTTCTGTACTAATAAGATTTTTTGTTTCATCTATAAAACTATGAAATGGTGAAAAAGTTTTTTTAAATTGTTTTGGATTTTCATTTTGTTGTTTTAATATATCAGAATAATATTTTAAATCATCAAGATCAGTTTCCTCTCCATATCTTTCTATAATAGATTTAGCTTGTGTTTCTCCTGGTAATGTAAATCTATCACCCAATGTATTTATTTCATCCATACTAATTAATGCTGATATAGCATTATTAGAATCAAAGTTTGAAGGCACAGTTATTTTTTGTTCAGCATTAGATATAATTTTAGTATTTAAGTCTGTCATTTGTGTTAGTGCATCTGGATTATTTTTAAATACTTCTTGGATAAAATTTTGATTGATACCAGTTGCAACACCTGCTTCTGTTAATGCTTTTTGATAATTATCTGCTGATTCTAATTTTGTAGCAGCGTCTGCTGCTTGAACTTCAAACAATAATTCATTTCTTTTTTCTCTAGCTTTTTTAGTTGTAAAAGTTCTAAATTCTTTTTTCTCTGTTTCTGATAAAGAATTATAAATATCTTGTAAAGATTTATTATTTGCAAAATTTCCAGATAAAGTTTCTTGAACAACTTGTTTTAAAGCATTTGGTGGAACTTCACCTATTCCAACTGAAGATATAGCATTAGTTAGTGTAGAAAATTTTTGATCTTTAATAACAATATCTGCTTTTTGTGAAAGTTCTAATATATCTTTTGATTCTAAAATATTAAATTTACCTTCTTGTAATTGTTTTTTTAAAAGAGAAGGTTGGTTTAATAACATTTTATTTGCAACAGCAGATGCAGAAAATTGTTGATACTTTTGTTTAACATCATTTTTAAGCTGTGGTTGATCATTGTAATATGGATTAGAATCTAGTCTTTGATTTATTTCAATATATAATTGATCTAATCCAGAACCATTAGGTAAAGAAGATAATGCAAGAGTTTTTTGTGTTATAAAATCATTATCAATATCAGATGATTCTTTAAATTGAGTTTTTCTTGATTCTAATAAAGCATTAGATTTTAACTGTGATGCTGAAGCATAAAATTTAGATTTAAAAATTTTTTTACCAAAACGAGATAAATTTTGACCTTGGCTAGATGACATAAAATTATATAGTTTATCTACACCTTGGTCATAAATACTAGAAGCATCTGAAGGATTACCATTCTTTCCTGTTTCACTTGAAAGAGTTAAAAAACCATTTGGTCCATTTTCATTATCTTTATAAGAGTCAGCTATAATTTTATCTACTTTATTATTTTCTTCTAACTTTCTCTCTTTAATATATTCTTTTTGAACAAAATCAGATACAGGTTGTAAAGCAGCACCAACAGTTTGTGATAAAGGAATTTGCAAATTAGTAGTAACACTTGGTCCTTGAGATGTTATTGTAGATTTAGATTCAAATGTAGGTATTTTTGGCATTATTTATTCCTTGATCTGTTAGAAGATTTAGATCTTACTCTTAAATTACTTCTACTATTGTTTCTAGGGTTTCTATCTTTGTGATCTATATCTTTACCCAATATACTAGAACCAAGTTTTTTTTTCATAATTCTTCTTGCACCATTTCTACTAGCTCTATTTTTTTTTTGTTTTGGTTTAGAGTGGTAGTTTTTATATTCTGATTTATAATTTCTCATTATGTGTATTGACTCATAGTTAATAGACTTGTACCAGTAGACGCAAGTGTTCCTAATTGTGCAAGTCTTGATTGTTGTCTAGCAACTTCACCAGATATTCTAGCAAAGTTTGCTTCTTCAAATTTTCTACTTTTACCTATTTCAGTATTATATCTAGCAATATCTTTTTCTACTTCAGCTTCATATAAATTTGATAATTGTATATTTCTTGCTGTACCAGAAAATTCTGCACCAGATTTTAATGTTTGAACTACTTGACTTCCTTGTAATTTTGCAAATTTTTTATCAAATTGAGCAAGTTCTAAATTTAATTTATTATCTAATATTTCTGCTTCTTGTTCTTTTACTAAAGCATTACGATTAGCAACGCCTTGATTATATTTACCAATAGCACCTTGTTGTTGATATTGTGATACACCTAATGCACCTACTACTGCTGCTTGCCATCCCATTAGAATAACCTCGCATACATATATTGGTCTGAGCCATCAAATCCCCACTTTCTCATCAGACCTTCTTTTTCTAAACCTAACCACTCTGCAAATCTTTGACCTTCAGA